TTATAATCCTATTAATGGACTTGTATATGGTTACGGCGGTGTAAAATTATTGCCTACTGCTTTAACAAGGAACTTAGACGAATCTACTACAGATATGACAACTAGCATTAGTGATAAGTTCAAGGGCATTGATGAAATGAGCAATACTACTGCATTTAACACAGACTCGTTTAGTGCTTGGCGCAGTGGATTTAGAGAATGTGCAAAACTTGCAAGTCGTACTATTGCAAGACAAAAAGACGACGAGACAGAATTTAGATTAGATGCCTGGTGCAGTAAAGGCGATGATAAACCATTTGGTAAAGCAGCAATTGCTGGTGCTATAGCAGGTAAAAACTTTGGCGAAGAGCACAAAGATAATCCAGTAGAACTAGCAAAACTCAATGATTTTAATTGGTTGAAAGATGAGTTTAAGAAATTATATCAACAAGCTGGATAATAGTTTCTAGTTTATTTTGATTATATTTACTACGTAAAGTGTTTGATAGTCCGTTGTGCAAGGGTTTAGGCCATGAACCAAATTTTACCCATGAATATCCATCGTGTTCGTCGTTTAGTTTTGGTAAAAATTCTTTTTCAACGACACACAAATAAGTGTGAAAATGAAAATGTTCGTCACTGCTAATAAATGTTTCTAATGGGATTGTTTTTTTAATTTCTGGTACACTGCCAATTTCTTCTTGTATTTCTCTTTTTAGACCTTCCCAGGGTGTTTCATAACCTTCGTTTGTACCACCTACAAGACCCCAAACATTTTTAGATTTACTTTTTGCTCTATGTAATAATAAAAATCTGTGCGTTTGCAAACTATAAAACAAAGCACCACTACAAATTATTTGATTCATACAAATAGTTATTTTATAAAGTTATTGTCCAAGTTCCTCTTGGATAATATCCATCTATAGCAGTTTGCCAATAATAATTGTTCCAATAATACTGTTGACCGTTTGTAACATTTGTAACATATGTTGTGGTTTCGTCAGCACTTGCATCCCAAATAATATGCCAATTACTACCATCCCATTCTACAATGTCATTTTTATCTGCTGCAAAATCACTAGCATCTGCGTTCTTCCAAGCTTCTGCTCCGTCTTCGTTTAGTGTTAGAACATATTGTACAACATCTCCTGCTACTAAAGGAACATCTAATGTAATTAAGAACTTATCGTTGTCGTTAGAACCTGTTGCAGCAACAACAGCACCGTTAACATACACATCAAAACTACTTACTGTTTCCGAACCTATTCTTGATTCAAAACTGCTGTTTTGAATAAAATAATCTATGTCGGTATATATTTTATCATCACTATAAGTTGCAGTAAACGTTCTATCTACACGAAAGCCCAATGGACCTAACAACAATATGCGTGTTCCTGATTGTTTTACACTTAATGGATTAAATTCGATTGGATTTACAATATAATTAATTGTACCATCTGTTTTTGTCGGACCAGTAATAAGAGTGTTGCTAGGTAATGTATCTTCGTCCCAGTCAATGTTTATTGTAAAATGGTCGCCTTCTGTTAATGATAATGTACCTACAATTTCTGATTGTAGTTCTGCTCTACGTATTCTAATTTGACTAATACCTGGTTGGAATTTTGCTGGCAGTTCTGCTTCTAAAACGTTTAACCACGTAATTTCGCCTACACGTAATTCTTTATTAATTGCAAGTTTACCTGTTTCTTGTTGTACAATCAAATCAAAATTTCTATAACTTGATATCACAGGATTTGATAAATCTAGTCTGCCTCCTAATCCTACAGCTTGAGTGCTGGTTACACCACTTTGATTGTCAATTATTGTGCCATCTGCTAAAACAGTTGTTCCGCTTGATGCACCTTGATCGCTATCTGTTGGTGGATTAAATCCTTCTAAACTTATTGTACCTTGATCTTGATTAAAAATACTTGTAATAATATCTGTAATAATACCAAGTTTTTTAACTTTAGTAGGCGGTGAAATATAAATTGGAGCAGTAAAACCAATTGTTGCAACATCAATTTCGTCGTTGGTTCCAACAGGAATACTTCTGCTGCTAAAGTTTATATCTTCTAAATACAAAGTACTTAAACTAGTCCAATCAACATAATTATCTGTTGTTTGGAATTCTAAGTCTGGATTAAACAACATAAAAATTTGTTCTAGTATTTGTAACTTTTGATCAGTGCTAGTACTCCATAAATCAACATTTATAGCTAGTGTATATGGAGTAGGATGCAGTCTTTCAACTGTGTATCCTTTGGCTTGGCTTCTTAAGTAACTACTAGTATTTTCATCAAATTCTTTTTCACGTAAATTTATTTTACTTATATAACTGCTATCACTTAACCTAGCTCTGTCCATTTGCAAGCTAGTAATGTATATACCCATACGAGGAGCACTTGGCAATTTGTTTTCTGAGTTTTCTCTTATGATACTTCCAACTTGCCTTGTTATATCTCCATACATAACTGGCACACGTCTTAGATCACCGTCACCGTCTTGATAACTAAAATTGCTAAAAGCTCTAACAATTTGTGTTAGATATCTACGGATTTGTCCATCATAAAAAAATTGCATTAGTCAGTTGCCTTTGCTCTAAGTGCTTTACTAAGTGCTTGTCTTTCTTGCACTTCTTCACCACCAATGGTATTTACTGTTGTGTTGTTGATAAATGTGCCTTTTAGAGTATCTCTTGTATCTGTTGGTGTAATTTCTGTTCTAACATTATCTTCAATTTTTCTCCAGCTATTGCCGTCATATCTAAATAATCTGTTAGGAGATAAATCTGTTCTCAAAAAATAATCACCTTCATTTATTACAGTAGGAAATCCTGTACCTTGTCCATAAGGATAACCGTTTGGCGGAATACCGTCTCCAACTAAGTAACCTTGATAACCATTTCCATCTGGTGTAACAAAAATAGTGTCAGCACCAATTGTACCGTCAACAAGCAGATCGTTGTAGTCTGCACTAACAATTGCCATTTCGCCTTTGTCGTCAACACTCAGCGTATAAAACTGGATAGTGCTATAACCACTTTGGTTTGCATATTCTTCTGCTTGTGCAATTACAGCATCGTTTATTTGCATTTCTTTTTCGTATGTACTTAATACATCTCTTAGTTTTAGATTTGGATTATCTTCATCCTCTGCACTTGCCTCAAGTATATCTTTGTATTCTTGTGAATCAAGTATCTGTTTACATCTTACTCTATATAAATGCGGATACCAAGTTTGACTAAATCCTTCTGCTGCTCTAGTTACTTCATCAACAACATAAAATCTTTTCAACGCAACACTGTAATCGTTAGCTGCATACTCATCAATCAAGTGTGGTAATTCAAAAACATCACCAGGCATAATCTTTCTGCCAATTGTTTTTACACTGCTATTAATATGCATTGTCATAAACAATGTATCGTTTTGTAAAAACAAACCAAACTGACTTAAATCAAAGTCTTGATCTTGCACATTGTAATGTGCCCTTACGACATAAATGTCTTCGTCATATTTTCTATCGCGGTTTTCTAAAAACAAAAGATCTTGAATGTTAGTTTCGCTTGCTTCTGTATATTGCTTTTGTTCAAATGTTGTGTTGTCATCGGACGGATTTTTTGGCCCTAAGTACTTGTGAATCAAAAGATCAGTACCGCCAACAGTAAATTGTTCATAGATCATTTTGTCTAAGAAATCATAGTCATGTGATCTTTCTGGTCTATATAAACTTAGTCTTGGCATACACATATTTATCGATAAATACAATTGGAGATAACCAATGGCAGATAGTAATTTAACTACACAAAAACAACAAGTATTTGATTATGTAAACGCTTTTTTAGGCGGAGGAATGGTGGATGTAGAACTAGATCCAATCCATTATGAAACTGCTTTGACTAAAGCATTAACAAAATATAGACAACGAAGCGAAAACAGCGTAGAAGAAAGTTACGTAACTGTAAAATTCAATCAAGATCAAAATGTCTATGAATTACCTCAAGAAATTATTGAGGTTAGAAAAATTTATAGACGCAGTATCGGCAGCAGATTAGGCGGTAGTGCAGACGGTGGTAGTTTGTTTGAACCTTTTAACTTAGCTTATACAAACACTTATTTGTTAGCAGGAAGTGGTATTGGTGGTCTTGCAACTTATGATTTCTTTGCACAACAACAAGAATTAGTAGGACGTATGTTTGGTAGCTTTATAGAATTCAAATGGAATCCAACAACTAGCAAACTTACAATATTACAACGTCCAAGAGCAGAAGAAGAAGCATTGTTGTATTGTTATAACTATCGACCTGATATGCAATTACTAGATGATTATAAAGCATCACAATGGATTAAAGATTATACATTAGCAGCTTGTAAATATATGCTAGGAGAAGCACGAAGTAAATTTGCTACTATTGCTGGCCCAGGTGGCGGAACTACACTTAACGGTGATTCATTGAAAGCAGAAGCACAAGCCGAAATGGAAAAACTAGAAGAAGATCTAGCAATGGCAGTTGCCGGCGGCACAGGATATAGCTTCCTAATTGGTTGACAAACAACAACTTTTATCATAATATAAATTATGAATAAAAAGAAACTGTTGGTAATCGGTCACGGCAGACACGGTAAAGATACTGTCTGCGAAATACTTAGAGACAAGTACGGATATAGTTTTGAAAGCAGCAGTGCTTTCTGTTCAAAACTTTTCATTTATGATTTGTTAAAAAAGAAGTACAACTATGATACTGAAGAACAGTGCTATGCTGATAGACACAATCATAGGACTGAATGGTATAATGCTATAAGCGACATGAACAAACGTGATGCTGCTACATTAGGCAGAGCTATCTTTAATGAGCATGATATTTACTGCGGACTGAGGAACAAACGTGAATATTTTGCAATGCGAAACACAAATGTTTTTGATTATGCTATTTGGGTAGACCGCAGCGACTACTTACCCAAAGAGCCAGTAGAAAGTATGACACTAGAACCTTGGATGGCTGACTTTTATATAGACAATAATGGCACACTTAAAGACTTAGAGTTTTGGGTAGATGAACTGTATAAAGGCAAATTAACTGGGTAGATAACCTACCAAAACCCCTGTTTTTACGCCAGATCTGCTAAATAATACTATAATAACATTGTTTAGGAGAACAAGAAAATGGCATTAACATCACCAGGTGTAGAGGTCAGCGTTATTGACGAGAGTTTTTACACTCCGGCAGAACCAGGCACAGTACCTATTATATTTGTCGCAACAAGCGAAAATAAACTAAATGGTGCAGGAACAGGAACAGCTCCAGGTACCACAAAAGCAAATGCTGGAAAACCATACCTACTAACTTCACAGCGTGAACTTGTAGATACATTCGGTGATCCAACATTTTATGTAGATAATAATAACAATCCAATCCATGGCGGAGAACAAAACGAATATGGATTGCAGGCTGCATACTCATATTTGGGTGTTAGCAATAGAGCATATGTTGTTCGTGCAGATGTAGACTTAGGTGCTTTAACTGCAAGTTCAACTGCAACAACAGCAAATCCAGCAGACGGAACATATTGGTTAGATACTGCAAACAGTAGATATGGTATTTTTGAATGGGACGGTAGTACAGTTTCAACATCAAATACCACAGGACAAAGTTTTACAAACAAAGTTCCTACTGTAATTACTGATTCAACACAAGTTGTAGATTACAGCGGTGGCGATTACACACCAAAAGGATCAGTAGGTTCTATTGGCGATTATGCAATTGTTGCATTAACAACTGTGCCAACAATATATTACAAATCACCAGGTAACGCAGCAGCAGGTATTACAGTAGGTACTTGGGTAGTAGTAGGAAGTGCAGACTGGAAAGAAAGTTGGGCAAGTGTGACAGGTACAGAGTCACTTACCGCAACTCCGTTTACACCAGGAGACAATATCACTATTAATCAAACCGACGGTGCAACACAAATCTTTACATTTGCTTTAACAGGAAATACTCCAGCACAATTAGCAGCTGATTTTAACACAGCAGCAAGTGGCTCAGGTATTACAGCAAATGTTGTTGATTCACGCATTGTAATTTTCAATGACGGTAGTTCACACGATGGTTTCCAAATTGCAGGTACTGGAACAGTATTAACTGTTGCAGGATTGACAGCAGGCACAAACTACTATGCTCCTAAACTACAGGCCTCTGCTCATACAAGTGTACCTCTTTACAAATCAGGTGATACAAACCCAAGACCAACAGGTAGTATATGGATTAAAACAACAACTCCGAACGTAGGTGCAAACTGGAGTGTAAAAGCGTGGAACAGTGATACAGGACTTTGGGATACAACAAGTGCTCCAATTTATGATTCAAATCACGCAGCAATCTATAATATGGACCAAGCTGGCGGTGGTTTAGGTTTAACAACAGCAGATGTTTACGTACAAACAAACACTACAGAAGCAGCAACTAACCTAGCAGATTTTACAATCTTCAAGCGTAATGCAGCAGGTGCAACAACAATTACAAGTGCTGCTATTACAGCAACCACATTTACAGCAAGTGCAGGCGATTTTACAATCAGTGAAAGTGTAAAAGGCAGCGCAGCAATGAGTACACCTGTAACAGTTAGCTTTACACCAACAGGTGCAGTTGGCGATGCTGATTTATTAGCAGCAGGTATCAACGCAGCAGGTCTTGCAAATGTAACTGCAAGTGTAGCTACAGGAAACAAAGTTGTAATCACACACGCACTTGGAGGCGAAATTAGATTTGTAGATACAAATACAAAACTAGGATCAGCATTTGATGCTTGGGATTACACTGCAAATTCTGGTACAGCAAACTTTTATGATTCACCAACAGGCGGAGCAAATGAGTATATTGCTACACTTTGGAAAGAATTGACATACACAGCAAGTGCAAGCGCACCAACTGCATTAGCAGCAGACGGTGCTCTATGGTACAGCAGTGTTGTAGATGAAATTGATATCATGGTACACGATGGTAGTTCGTGGGTAGGTTATCAAACCGAGTACGCTTCATCAAGTCCAGAAGGACCTATTGTAAGTGCAACTGAGCCTAACGAACAATCAGATGGTTCACCACTTGTAACAGGCGATCTTTGGGTAAGCACAGCAGACTTAGAAAACTTCCCACAAATTTATCGTTACAATCAAACATTAGCATCTTGGACAGAATTAGATACAACTGACCAAACAACAGAAAACGGTGTTATTTTTGCAGATGCACGTTACAACACAGCAGGTGCAAACAGCGATGAAGCTGGTGACATTAGTGACTTGTTAACAAGCGGTTACTTAGATCCAGATGCTCCAGATCCAGCATTATATCCAAAAGGTATGTTGCTTTGGAACACACGTAGAAGTGGATTTAATGTAAAGAAATTTG